GCTGATGGTCTTTGGGGAACTACTGCAGACGCAAGACAGTTTAACTTACTACAGTCTGCTACAGGTACTACTGATTTCCCTGCTGGTGCTACAACTGTTGCTTCTAAGAAGAATGCAACTTACTACTATCGTTTAGCTGGTGGTGCAGACTACGCAGTTTCTGGTGGACAGTATAGTGTATCAAACACAGATGTTACAGGTGCATATCAACTAGTTGAAGATCCTGAGTCACAAACAATTGACTTCCTATTAACTGGTCCTTCTGGAACAGATGATGCAGGTGCAATTGCTAAGATTACTGGTCTAGTTAACATCGCTGAAGAGCGTCGTGACTGCATGGTATTTGTTTCACCTCGTCGTGCTAACGTTGTTGGTCAAACTAATACAACTACAATCACAACAAATATTGTTGACTTCATGAGGCAACTACCAAGTTCTTCTTACGTGGTATTTGATTCTGGTTACAAGTATATCTACGACAAGTATAGTGACGTATATCGTTACGTTCCTTGTAACGGTGACATGGCTGGTCTATGCTTACAAACTGCTGAAGTTTCTGAAGCATGGTTCTCACCTGCTGGTTTCCAACGTGGTGTTCTAAGAAATGCTATTAAACTAGCATATACACCAACTAAGACTCAGCGTGATCGTCTATATGCAAATAGAGTTAACCCAATCGTAGCCTTCCCTGGACAGGGTGTGGTACTATTTGGTGATAAAACTGCTCTTGGATTTGCTAGTGCATTTGACCGCATTAACATTCGTCGCTTATTCCTTGTTGTTGAAAGAGTTATTCAAAGTGCTGCTAAGGCACAACTCTTCGAGCAAAACGATGAGTCACAAAGAAGTCTATTCGTTAACATTATCGAACCATATCTCCGTGACGTTCAAGGACGTAGAGGTATTACAGACTTCCTTATTAAGTGTGATAGCACAAACAATACACCTGAAGCAGTTGACCGTGGAGAATTCTATGCTGAGATCTTCATCAAGCCAACACGCACAATTAACTACATCACTCTAACCTTCGTTGCAACCAGAACTGGTGTTGCATTTACTGAGGTTGCGAACTAAATAGTTCTGAGTTCGAGATGGATCAGAGACCCTACGGGGTCTCTTTTTTTTGCGTGAAAATATTAATACTTCTAAATAATAAAGTTAGGAGTACTTTTATACAATCATGGCAGAAAGAGGAACAATTGATGCTTTTAAGAGTAATGTCGCCGCAGACTTTGCTCGTCCTAATCTATTCCAAGTAGATTTAGCATTCCCACAAGAAATACAAGCGGCCGCTGATCTATCAAGACTTGGGAAGTTTACAGTTAGAGCAGCAAATTTACCTTCATCACAGTTAGGTGTCATTGAAGTACCATTTAGAGGTAGAACACTTAAGATTGCTGGAGACAGAACCTTTGAACCTTGGACAATCACTGTAATGAATGACAGTGCATTTAGAATCCGCACTACATTTGAAAAGTGGGCTTCTTCAATACAAGCATATAATGAGAACTTTACTGCTGCAGCAGGACTAGGAGATGATGATGATTCTACTGGTTATTTTGCGGATATGAAAGTTCATCAACTCTCACGTGGAATAAAGACAGGTGATTCACCTAAGATTCTCAAGAGTTATAAATTCTTTAACTGCTTCCCAAGTAATATCGCTGCTATCGATCTTGATTTCGGTAACAACGATGCTGTTGAAGAGTTCACTGTGGAGCTACAAGTCCAGTACTGGACTCCAATAGCGTCTGACTAACCCTACTAAATAGAAACAGGACCAATCAGTTTTATAACATAATGGCACAACAGCTCTTCGGATTTTCATTACAAAGAGCGAAGAAGGTCCCCAAGGGGCCTTCTTTTGTTCAAAAGGATAGTCTAGATGGATCACAACCTATTGTAGGTGGTGGTTACTATGGCTATTCTGTTGATTTTGATGGACAGATCCGAAATGAATATGAATTAATCACCCGATATAGGGAGATGGTTTTACAACCAGAATGTGATAGTGCAGTTGATGATGTAGTCAATGAAACTATATGTGGTAATTTTGATGATGTACCCGTAGCAGTTGAATTATCCAACCTTAAGGTATCATCAAAAGTAAAGACTTTAATTAGAGAAGAGTTTGATGAGATTCTTCGTTTACTAGATTTTGACAATAGAAGTTATGAGATCTTCCGTAGATGGTATGTCGATGGAAGACTTTTTTATCATAAAGTTATTGACCCAGATAAACCTAGAAGTGGTTTGGTAGAACTACGTTATATCGATCCACGTAAGATTCGTAAAGTTACTGAGTATGAATCTAAGAATCCTGAGTTGATGAGAGGAGTAGATCTTAATACTGCTCTTAGTAGAAAGAGTGCAGATTATTTCTTATACAATCCAAAAGGATTAAAGAACTCCACTAATCAGGGTATGAAAATTGCACCTGATTCAGTTACATATGTCCATAGTGGCATACAGGATTTAAATAAAAACATGGTGCTATCGCACCTACACAAAGCAATCAAGGCAGTCAATCAGTTAAGAATGATTGAAGACTCTCTTGTTATCTACCGTTTATCACGAGCACCAGAAAGAAGAATTTTCTATATTGATGTTGGTAATCTACCTAAGAATAAGGCAGAGCAATACCTCCGTGAAGTAATGGGTCGTTACAGAAACAAACTTGTATATGACGCAAACACTGGTGAGATCAAGGATGACAAGAAGTTCATGTCCATGTTGGAAGACTTCTGGTTACCTAGAAGAGAGGGTGGTAGAGGAACTGAGATCTCTACTTTACCTGGTGGTCAGAACCTTGGAGAACTAGAAGACGTTAAGTACTTCCAGAAGAAACTATACAAATCACTGAACGTTCCTAACTCAAGATTAGAGACAGAGACTACATTTAACATTGGTCGTGCTGCTGAGATCACAAGAGATGAGGTTAAGTTCCAGAAGTTTGTCGCAAGATTGCGTAAGAGATTCTCTGAATTGTTCATGGATCTTCTCAAAACTCAATTGGTTCTAAAGGGTATTATTACTCTTGAGGATTGGGAAGATATGAAGGAGCATATCCAATTCGATTACATTGCTGATAACTATTTCTCTGAATTAAAAGACATTGAAATCCGCAATGAAAGGATGAATGAAGTTGCTCAGATGGATCCTTACGTTGGTAAGTACTTCTCTGCTGAGTATATCAGGAAGCAAATTCTTAAACAAACTGATGTTGAGGTTAAAGAAATCGACAAACAGATTGAGAAAGAAATTAATGACGGAACTATCATGGATCCCCAAGCAATGCAAGCAATTGAAATGGGGATAGGTGAAGAAGATCCTGCTGCTGCAGGACAACTACCTCCCGCAGAAGGGGGAGGAACCCCCGACCCAAAAGGTCAAATTGACGCTGCAGATCAACGCAGGGGAGAAATCTGATAAATAAATATTAAAGTGGGAATTATTATGCCAAGCGAAATCGCACATACTATAGTAAATCATGTCTTTAGTGATGAGAAAGCTAAAGCTATTGACGCAATGAATGATGCTTTAAGTGCATCTGCATATGATGCTATTCAACAACAAAAGGTTGAGTTTGCAAAAATGCATGGATTTAATCCAGATGACACGGCACAAGATGTGGCTGACGAAATTGCTGACAATCAACCACCTGCAGGTGATGTTCAGGATGTAGACTTTCAAGGTCGCAAACCTGAAGATGCTCCAGCAGATGAAATGGCAGATGAAGTCCCCGATCCACTACCACCTAACACAGCAGTAGTAGATTCAATAGAACCTATAGAGGAACCAGAAAATGAGACTAATAGCTGAACAAATCACCAAAGCAGAATTCATTCTAGAAGACCGTAAAGGTGGTGGAAAGAACTATTTCATTGAAGGTGTATTTCTCCAAGCGGAATTGAAGAATAAGAATGGTCGTATGTACCCATTCAAAACTCTTCAAAGGGAAGTGGCTAAATATGATGAGAACTTTATTACTAAAGGGCGTGCATTGGGTGAGTTAGGTCATCCCGAAGGTCCATCTATCAACCTTGATAGAGTATCTCATAAGATCGAAAGTCTTAGAGAAGATGGTAATAACTTCATCGGTAGAGCAAAGATACTTGATACTCCAAATGGAAAGATTGCAAAATCTCTTCTTGATGAGGGTGTAAGTCTCGGAGTTTCTTCTAGAGGTATGGGTTCACTTCGCAAAGAAGATGGATGTAATATCGTAGAAGATGACTTTATGCTTGCCACTGCTGCTGATATAGTTGCAGATCCTTCAGCTCCAGATGCTTTTGTTGATGGAATTATGGAAGGAAAAGAATGGGTTTGGGACAATGGAATCATAAAAGAATCTGCTGTTGCTCAAATCAAACAAGAAATTGACCAAGCAACTCTTAGAAACTTACAGGAAAGAAAAATTTCCGCGTTCAACAAGTTTTTAAGAAGTTTGTAATTTATAAATAAACATAGACAAACGCTAATACGACGGAGTTTAAACAAATGTCTGAGACCTCTACTAAAGAGCTAGATTCAATGGA